ACAACTTCCCGGCCAAAATCGATGTTGATCCTCTGTTCAATGATGCTTCCGGAAGACGAGACCCATCCATACCCCTCTATGTCCTGTCCAAAGGCCTGCCGAATGGCATACATGCCAGTGAGCCAACTGGTATCATAAGAGGTCTCCACCACTGTATCGGTGCTGACGACCGGGGGCTGACAGTCGGAGAAGTAGGGATCGACGTCGCTCATCGGCTCCGAGCAGTAGGACTCCAGGGCCGTGAAGGCGTTCGTGTCCAACTGACTGGCGGTCTTCTTCTCCACGGCCACATAGAAATGCCACAGGATCTGGGCCGGGTTCCTCGTCCACGAGGCCGTCCCGCCGAGGTCCTCCCCGATCTCCAGACACTTCATCGTCCTGGCGACCACATTGACATTGTTGAGACCGACGAAGACCTGCCCCTTCTTGAGCTTGTATTCGCTGACGGCCTTATTTCTGAAGTTAGAGGTGTCTTCGGTGAAGAGATTCGTCACCCCGGACTGATCGGCGAGCCCGAGCTTGGACCACTTGTAGAACTCCCAGTTGTCGCTCTTACCCATCCACTCGGTCCACTCGATGTCGTTTATGTAGTGCCCGAGGATCTCATCCCACGGCCCCATGCCGTGAACAACGATGATCTTAACATAATCATCATCATTATAATCGTTCTGCCTGACGATGTTCCCCCCGAGTCGGCAAAGACCGAAAGCCATCCCGACCGGGGTCCCCTCCTCTATCGTCACGATAGGGGTCGGCCCCTTATAGGTGCTGGAATTCTCCCCCACCTTCGGGGACAAGGCCCTGGAGATCCCGTACATGGCCCCAGCCAAGATCCCGTAAGCGAGGCCATAGGTGATTATCAGGGTCGCGGTGACTCCTATCCCCGTAACCCCAAGAGCAGATATCCCAACTGCGATCCATCCTGCTATTACCGTAGCAACTGCGGCATTTGCCTCTCTAGGGATAAACAGACTAAGAAAACCTAATATGATCAGAAAAAGAAATTTCTTCATAACGGCAGATACACCGAACTCCCCTTCTCCTGCAGGAAACCGAATCGAGACATTATCCTCGGATACTGGGTGAAGGTCGTCAATTTGGTGGCCCCTATCGACCTGGCCCACTCCTTCACCATCTCAAAAGCCTTCAGACCTAATTGGCTCCCGTCATCGTCCTTGACAGCAAAATAGTTCTGATACAATAAGATCACCCCGCGACTTATCGGGGGCAGGACACTATTCATGGCGACGATGTAATACTTCAGTTTATCGTCGACAACCGTCCCCCAGATCCCCATGGCCTTCTCATCCTTGACGAACTGCTGAAGAAACTGCGCCCACTCGACCAGGCTGCACTGAAGAAAATCCAGGACCTGTTTCTTCAGCCTCTCATCCGGGACCTTTAAGATCGATATGATCAACTTCTCTTCTGTGATCCTCTCTACCTTCATCAGTCCTCCTCTTCCTTCTTCCCGACGTGAAGATACCCATTGAAATTTGCGCTATTGTCCGCCGACGGCCCGTAGCCATAGGTTGCCTGGCAGGCATCCCAGGTCAGCGGGCATCCCTTGTAGAGAACGTACTTGTCCCCGCTAGACACCCCTATCGGGAGCCCCACGTCGAAGGTCAACGTGTCGCTGGCCGCGTCGAAGTCTATGATCCTCCGATCGTAGGAAACCCCCGAGATAAGGATCTGAATCTTGCCGAACGACCAGTAGTCGTCCGCCTGCGTCAGGGCGTCGTCTGCCATCGTGGTCCCCGAGCCCGAGTCGGCGGACCCAGAGGCCTTCAATGAAGTCAAGTCGGCATTCCCCTCGTAGTTGCAGCGGGAGTCCCCGAAGACGTTGTTGCACTGCTTCTGGTAGTATTCCTGCAGGACCTTCCTCTGTATGGGGGTGCCCGAGACGACGTCCGTGACCATCTGGCGCTTGTCTATCACCTTGGGCTCCTCGACGAAGCCGTTGAACACCTCCCTGTAATAGGAGGCGTCGGTCACCTGACTTCGGTAGATCTTCTTGATGATTATTGACTTGCCATCGAACCGCTCGATAGAGTTGTAGAGGTGCATATCCTGGGCCACGTTGTCCCAGTAGACCGTCGCCCGGGAGATCTCCCCCTCGGCAGTGGTCTTGATGTTGGAAAGCTTAACAGCCTTGGCGTAGTAGGTGTTCCCGGCAGTCGGGAACGTGATGTTGGTCATCGACCCAGCGTAGCGGAGAGTCCCGAGGTCCAGATAGATCTCGTAAAGTAGGGTCGGTCTGCTCTCCTCCGCTGCAATCTCTGTACTGACCTGTGATGGTACGGATTGCATATGATAAACCCTAGTTGTTTCAGTCCCGCTGCCTGCTGTTGTTCATTATGCGATGTTGATTCTGCTTTATCGCGTCCTGAGAATATTTTATCGCCTCTTGGTTGATGATCGTGACCCTCTGGAGGCCATTAACCGTCTCCAGAAGGGCTTCGATCTTTCTGTTTTGTTCGATCAGCTTTATATTAATATCAGCTTCCAGCTGCTCATCGGCCTTTTCCATCTCCTGTTTTATCTGCCGTTCACATGCACTCAATTGCGTTGTTGTTACCTTATCAGAAAATACATTAACAACATTTACAAAACAGGACAGAATGATGATAATGGAAACAATTGCCGCAAGTATCTTCGCTGTAAGGCCCCAGCCATTTACAGTCTCTTTGATTTTCTCAACCATGACAGGCCTCCATTATTGACAGATCGCATACCTAACGACACATGAATAAGTAGTCCCAGTCCCATGTTGGGTACTTCCAGACTTGCTGGCCACGGCCTCCAATCTCATCCAAGGGGCCACTATGTCCTTCATAACCCAGTAAGAGCCATTCGCAGACTTGCCGCTGACGGACGTCCCCGACTTTACAAGTTCGGTCGATTCTACGGCATAGGTGGTTCCCCCTTTCTGATAACAGCCCTTGGCAACGACGGCGATTGAACCCCCGGTCCTTCCCGTGTCACCTGCAATGGAGAACCAAAAGCCCAAAGTGGGGCTGAGATTGTCCCTAGAAAGTTCTATGGGGGCCGTGCTGACCCCAGAGCCAAAGACTGCCCCCGTCACATTCGATAACGTTCCAGTTTCAAGTATCTTCATCAGCTATCCCTCCCTTCCCTTTATGGAGGTTACACGCCGACTGCAAAATACTGGGCGGAAACAGGCTTCACGACTGCGGCCCCACCAGCGTCCCTGAGTCTGAAATAGACCCTGCTGACCCCGGCAGCCGGGATGGGCTTCGCCGTTGTGACCTGGATAAAACACGATGTCCCCGAGGTGTTCGTCAGATTGGTGACCCCAAGGGCAGCCAGACAGAAATACACCGCAGACAGGCCGAAATAACTGGCCTCCACCTTCGTCACCCCGGTGGTGATACCGACGCTCCCGACCTTGGCCAATAGACCTGTCGTCATGAAGGGCATCACATACCCCGACCCGGTCGCGTTGACCAGTTGGGTGCCCTTGAGTTGCGTCGCGTTGATATAGGTCCCGCTCAACACCGTGGCGGTGACCCCGCTGTAAGAGATGGTCGTCCCGGAGGCGATGGTCTCGAAGGTAACCCCAGACCTGGTTCCCCAGTAACGGTCCCGACTCTCTGTTCTCGTACGTCTTGCTCTTGCCATTTCTCTATTCTCCTTTTATCGATTAAGATTATGGGGGAGAGGCGAGAAACGCTAACCAGCCCTACAGTCCCCCATATACAGATCTAACCTACGCGGTACATTTCACGCAGTGCTTGTCGTCGACAGCACCGATACCGCCAAACAGCCTCACCTTATGGCGGGACTTGATGTCGTTCTCGAACTCCTTCTCATGCCCCGGCTTGGCCGTAAATGTCTGAAGGGGCCAAACCTCCATCCACCGGAAATCCTCCTGGAAATCCCCTAAGTACCAGGTGGAGGTGCTCTGCTCGCTTATGTACGGCGAGGTCAAAGGGGTAAACAAGCCCTTCCAGATGTTGACCGCGTTTTCTGTTCCCTCCGGTACCAGCGTAGACTGGAGCATCTGATTCGCCCTCACCCATAGATCGAACGGGAACAGGCCCACCAGGTTCGCGGGATCGATCAGGATATAGTCCCCCTGTTCGTCCGTCATGTCGTGAAACACGTTCATAGCGTTCTGGATGCCGGTCTCGCCGAAGGCATTGGAGGTAACCATATTTACCTTTCTGTCCCCACTCGCAGTGGAGCGATAGAAGGCCTCCGCGACCCCCGAAGGTTTGAATACGTTGGAATTAACGTCCTGCACGCCCTGGACGATCAGTTTCTCCCGATACTGTGCGGCCTTGGTCCCGATCCGTCTAGCCCTGTCGAGCAAGTCACCCGTACGATCGAAGAGGATGGCCTCCTCCGTCACGTCGATGATGCGCCCAAACTTGGCCTTGTTGATCTGGGTCCATTTTTCCTCGATCTCCGAGCTGTTGTATGCGTGCCCCTCAGGGATCTCGTCCGGCCCGTCAGCGGCGGTGAATCCCGGGATCAGGTCAACCTGCAGTCTGGTCGGCACCGTCCGGCAGACCCTATCGCCGATCATGTTCACCGCGTTGTAGGCGGATATGACGGTATTGGAGATCAGCTCGCCAGTGATCGTCGGAAACAGGTCACTGGACACGGCCTCAGACACGGACCTCGGATACCCGTCCTCATCCCGCTCGAAGGCCTCCCACATCTCCTGAAGCGAAAAATCTTCA